CTAAAGTTGATATGTGGAAATTAGATTCTGCAGAAGAAGCTAAGAAGTCTCTATGTGGTAATTGTGCTGCATTTGATATCACAAAAAAGACTCTAGACTGTATTGCTAAGGGTATAGGTGATGATGAAGGTTCTGAAGATCCTTTCGATGTTATTGAAGCCGGCCAGTTAGGTTATTGCAGATTCTTAAAGTTCAAATGTGCAGCTGCTAGAACTTGTGATGCCTGGGTTGTTGGAGGTCCAATAACAGACGAAAAAAATGATAAACAAGCTTAAAGAATGGTTTAACCATTTAACTATCCCTAGACAGGAACTAAGTAACATGCCTATCTGCCCTTTTGCTAAGGCAGCTGTTACTAATCAAGAATATACCGTAGAAGAAACAAACCTAGACGACATAGCATTCCAGATAAGTAATGCTAACGTTCAAGTTTATAAAGTTTGTATCTTTTACCTACCTAATTATGAAATTTACGAAGTAGAAGCATTAGAAGCAAAAACTAAAATGCTTAACCGTAATTTCAGACATAACAATAAAGTAGTTTTAGATAGCGATCCTAGAAACCCTTTTGCAATTAACGGAGTAACAACCACCTTCCCGGATTGTTATATTTGGATAGTTCAAGACCTAGCTGACTTGACTTCTAAGTCAAATGGTCTTAAATTTACTGATTATTATAGTTACTGGACAAAAGAGCAATTAGACGAAGTTGTAACATGGAGAAACCTTACAGAGACATAGAAGTTACTGATGAGTATACCATTCGTGAGTTCGACGAAAACATTGACCCCATAGAATTACTATGGCATCGAGATGATGAAGATAGAACCGTGGAGATACTTGGAGAAACAGATTGGCAAATACAGTTAGATAATAAGTTGCCATCTTCCTTAAATGAGTCTATATTTATAAAAAGACATGAGTGGCACCGAGTTATAAAAGGAACCGGAACTCTTAAGTTAAAAATACATAAGTCATGAAACAAGCTATAATTTGGATTATTGTCCTGGTTTTTGGTGGAGGGATTGTATACAGTCGCTTTTTTAAACCGACGGAGAAACTACCCGATGTTTCCATTTACGAAAGGAGAATCGATTCGCTAAACAACGAAATCAAAGCAAACAACATTAAAGTACAGCAATTAGACTCTATGGTCGATATCCAGAAGAGTAAAATTAATAAGCTAGAAAATAAGTTAAGTAAAACCGCAGCAGAAGCTGCTAGAGAACAAAAAGAACATGAAGAAGATCTTAAGCGTATTAGTGCTATGTCTAATAGCGATGTCGCCGCTCTATTCTCAGAAAGCTTCAAGTGATACCTGCTGTGTACCTTGTGCTACTCTGAAGAAAGCCTTAGTGGTTAAACAAGAGAGAATTTACTGCGGAACTCAATTAGGGTTTGCCCGTGATTCTATTCATAACCTACAGGAAATTATCTTATCTAAAGATACCATTATCTTGCATAGAGATAGTGCAATCGTTCTTTTTAAAGATAACGAAAAGAAATATAAAGAGGTTATTGACAATAAAGACTCAATCATAACAACTTACGGTAAAGAAATCGGTAAGCTGAAAGCAGCAAAGACTGGAGCTTATATAGTTACAGGATTAACTATCTTACTAACTATCTTCTTCGGCCTATGAGTCAACCAGATTTAAAAGCAGTTATAAGGCAGGAGTATGTAAAGTGCGTGGTAGATCCCGTACACTTTATGAAGAAATACTGCTACATTCAACATCCACTAAGGGGTAGAATCTTATTTCATTTATACCCTTTTCAGGAAAAAGTACTAACCCACTTCCAAGATAACCCGTATTCTATCATTTTAAAGTCAAGACAGTTAGGTATTTCGACTTTAGGAGCAGGATATGCACTATGGTTAATGCTTTTTCATAAGGATAAAAACGTTCTAACCCTTGCAACAACACAGGCAACTGCACGTAACTTGGTATCAAAAGTACAATTTATGTACGATAACTTACCTTCTTGGTTAAGAATCGATGCACAAGAGAAGAATAAACTAAGTTTACGGCTGTCAAACGGGTCAAAAATCACAGCTAAATCATCAAATTCAGATGCTGCTCGTTCAGAAGCTGTATCACTACTGTTGATCGACGAGGCGGCGTTCATTGATAACATTGCCGAAACATGGGCATCAGCTCAACAGACGTTAGCAACGGGTGGTGGTGCGATTGTACTATCAACTCCCTACGGAACTGGTAACTGGTTTCACCAAACCTGGGTTAGAGCTGAAGCAAAAGAGAATGAATTCCTACCAATTAAATTACCTTGGTATGTTCACCCGGAAAGAAACCAAGCCTGGAGAGATGCTCAAGATAATCTACTAGGAGATCCACGACTTGCAGCACAGGAGTGTGATTGTGACTTTGCTACTTCTGGAGATACTGTTTTCTACGGAGAGTATTTAGAGTTCTATCAACAGACTTACATGAAAGATCCCATGGAAAGACGGGGTGCTGATATGAATTTATGGATATGGGAGCCTGTTGACTACTCAAGAAGCTACATGGTAGTAGCGGACGTAGCAAGAGGTGATGGAAAAGACTATTCAACCTTTCATATCTTAGATATTGAAAACAACACTCAGATTGGAGAGTATAAAGGACAGTTAGGAACTAAGGAATTTGGTCATTTGCTAGTAGGTATAGCAACAGAATACAATCAAGCACTACTAGTAATTGAGAATGCATCGATAGGGTGGTCAACTATTCAGACCGTAATCGAGAGAGGTTATGATAACCTATACTATTCACCCAAGGGAGGTAACGTAACTGCCGATTCATACTTCGACCAATACGATCACAATTCGAATATGGTTGCAGGATTCTCTATGAATTCAAGAACTAGGCCTTTAGTAGTAGGTAAGTTCCAAGAATATGTTAATGAGAAAGCAGTTACTATTCAATCAAAACGTTTAATAGAGGAGATGAAAGTCTTTATTTGGAAGAATGGGAAAGCAGAAGCACAGGGTGGGTATAACGATGACTTAGTAATGGCTTTTGGTATCGCTATGTATATTAGGGATACTGCTTTGAAATTTAGACAGCAAGGATTAGACTTAACACGAAACGCCTTAAATAATATCACAGTAACTAAACCATCCTACCAAGGGGTATACCTACCTTCTCACGTAGCTAATCCCTATGAGATCGACAATGGTAAAGGAGGAAAAGAAGATATAAGCTGGATTTATTAACTATTTATACTTATATTAACACTACACAATGGCTGATACCAGTATATTTTCGAGATTACGTAGATTATTTTCTACAGATGTTATTATCCGGAACGTCGGTGGAGATCAGTTAAAAGTAGCTGATACTAACCAAATTCAGATGTCGGGAGAGTTAGAAAATAACTCTTTGATGGCTAGATACAATAGAATCTACACAACATCACCTACCTCTCTTTACGGATACCAATCTTCTTTTAACTACCAAACACTAAGAACCCAGTTATATTCTGAATATGATGCAATGGATACAGATGCAATTATTGCTTCTGCCCTTGATATCCTTTCAGAAGAATCTACTCTCAAGAACGATATGGGAGAAGTTCTCCACATCAGATCAAACGATGAGAATATTCAAAAAATTCTCTACAACTTATTCTACGATGTATTGAACGTTGAGTTTAACTTGAGTTGGTGGATTAGAAACATGTGTAAGTATGGAGACTTCTTTTTAAAATTAGAAGCTTCAGAAAAATACGGTGTTTATAATGTAATTCCTTTCGCTGCATTTAACATTGAAAGACAAGAGCATTATGATCCAGAAAATCCAACTGCTGTTAGATTTAGATACGATCCTGATGGACTAGCTGCTGATACTTATGGATATTTTAAGACTCCAAATCAGAATGATGCTAAGTCAATCTACTTTGATAACTACGAAGTAGCTCACTTCCGTCTACTAACAGATGTTAACTTCCTTCCATATGGCCGTTCATACATTGAACCTGCCCGTAAACTATTCAAGCAATATACCTTGATGGAAGATGCGATGTTGGTTCATAGAATTGTAAGAGCTCCTGAGAAGCGTATTTTCTATATGAACGTAGGCGGTATTCCTCCTGCAGAAGTAGAGAACTTTATGCAGAAGGCTATCTCTAAAATGAAGCGTACTCCTTATATTGACCAAACTACTGGTGAGTATAACTTAAAGTATAACATGCAAAACTTAATGGAGGATTTCTATATCCCCATGAGAGGTAATGACACATCAACTAAGATTGAGACTTTAGGAGGATTACAGTATGACGGTATCACAGACGTAAATTACCTAAGAGATAAGTTATTTGCTGCATTAAGAATCCCTAAAGCATTCCTTGGCTATGATGAAAAGCTACAAGGTAAAGCAACTCTTGCTGCCGAAGATATTCGCTTTGGTAGAACGGTTGAAAAAATCCAGAGGATTATGGTTTCTGAACTGTATAAGATTGCTTTTGTTCACTTATACATTCAGGGCTACAGAGACGAATCACTAACTAACTTCGAATTGTCATTAACAACTCCTTCTATCATTTACGATCAGGAAAGAGTAATGTTATTAAAAGAAAAGATGGAGCTAGCTCAAACAATGATGGATTCTCAATTAATTTCTTCTGATTGGATCTACGATAACATCTTCCACTTGAGCTCTGATGAATATGAAGAGATGAGAGAGTTGGTTAAAGAAGATGCTAAACGTAAATTTAGGTTATCTCAGATTGAAAACGAAGGAAACGATCCTTTAGAAACCGGAGAGACTTACGGTACTCCTCACGACATCGCTACATCGTACGGTAAAGGTAGAGTTTACGATAGACCAGGTGCAGTACCTGCTGGATACGACAGAGACCAGCCTGTTATAGGACGCCCAGAAGAAAAAGCTTCAAATATCAACACCACTAACGATCCTTTAGGGTTAGATAGACTAGGTAGAAAAGCAATGAAGACCGATGACCAACAGGGTTACGGAAGAGACAATACATCACCGTTTGCATTAGAATCAACTAAAAAAGAATTTACGAAACACAAAAAAATTCTTGATAGCTTGACACCGAAAAGAATGATTTTTGAATCAGAAAGAAAAGCAAATGGTTTATTAGACGAGAGTCAAATTAGGGAATAAACTTTTAACATATATTTATTAAAAAACCATCGATAGATGTCAATAAAACATTCAAAATTTAGAAATACAGGACTTCTTTTTGAACTTCTGGTAAGACAGATCACCTCTGATACGTTAGAAGGTAAGAATTCTGCCGCTATCAATATTCTTAAAAAGTATTTCGTTAACACTGAATTAGGGAAGGAATATAAACTTTACGAGCAAGTTACAGCTTATAAAAACCTAAGCGAAGGTAAAGCTGAAATGGTTGTTAACACTCTAGTAGAAGCATCTACCAAGTTAAAAAGATCTGAGATCAGAAAGCAAAAATATAACTTAGTTAAAGAAATTAAAGATAACTACAGTGTAGAAAAATTCTTTAAAGCTAAAGTTACTAATTACAAAGTATTTGCAGCTCTAAACAACCTAATCGAAAATCAATCTTCAGAAAAAGTAGCTCCTGAGACGGTAATTAATAATAAACTTACAATCCTTGAACACTTAACGAAAACTCCTGTAGCAGCTCCTGCTGATGAATTAATGGAGGAATATAAAGGGTATGGAAAAGATATTAGAATCTTAACATACAAAATGCTTCTTGAAAAATTTAATGAGAAGTATGATCACTTGACAGTGAAACAGAAAGAGGTTTTAAGAGAGGTAATTACCTCAGTAGACAATACAGACAAGTTAAAAGAGTATTATAATACAAGAATCGTCGAAGTACAACAACTACTCCAGGAAAAAACCAGTGAGATTAGTGACGAAGTACTTAAGATTAAAATCACAGAAGTTCTTAAGTATGTAACGCCTCTAGAGAAAACAGAAAAAGTTACCAACGATGCAATCATTAACTTGTTACAGTACTACGAACTTGTTAATGAATTATAATGGCCACCAGACAGCAGCTAAAAGACGAGCTTAGGAAGCAACTCAAAGAGGTATCAACCTCTGCAGCAGCTGGCGGCTACAATACCCTCCCTGCTTTTAATCCAAACAAGAATGCCCAAGGTACTTCACGTAATTACTACTTGAAAATGGGCTGGAAATTAGTTAATAAAGCTAAAACCAGGAAAGCAGCTAAAGGTATGGAGTATAAAGATCTTTGGAAATAAACAATACCTATTTATAACATATGAAAAGCCTACAAAATCAATACAATCTTATCAAAGAAGGTAAAGGCAATAAAGAACTCTTCTTAAAAGAAGCAAAAGCTCAATTCCCTCAGTATATTACTAACGTTCAAACGTTTGATCAAGTTATTCACTCTCTTACCGAGAAGGGTATTATCAACGAACATATCGTATTAATTGCTGATAGTAAGCCACAAACTCAAAATTGGTTTAAGATCTTTAACGAAAATGTTAAAGCTGAACTTAAAGAAACTGATGAAACAGTGGAAGAGATGGAAACTAAAGGCTATGATTACAAGGAGAAGAACAACAATAACATCTCTACAGCAGAAATGCTTAAAGGTTATTATGTTGAAATGAGAGATCCTAAGCATGCTGAAAAGACTGAAGACCAGATCAAAGCAATCGTAGTTAAAAACCTTGAGAAAGATCCTTTATTCTACGTTAAAGACGGTGAATTCGGAGTTAAAGGCTTAGGATACAAATCAGAACACCCCGGTCTACCTAAAGATATTTATGGTAACTACGCACTCGGTATTGAACCTAAAGTAAAATTAACAGGTAAATACAAATCATCTGGAATGGAACCTGTTAAATTAAACGAATCAAAGCATAGTGATGAGGCTGATTTAAAAATCTACAAATCAGAATTAAATATGCTTAATAAAACTAAACCAACAGGTGAAAAGCAATTAAAAAGAAAAGCAGAATTAGAAAAGAAAATTGCTGATTTAGAAAAGAAAGTAACAGAAGTATTCTACGGAAGTTCTGATGGAGATTATGAAGCTGATCAAAAAAATGAGCAGATAGCTTATCACAACTACGACAAAGGCCTTAAAGCTTATAGGGAAGGAGACTTTTTAAAAGCAGATGAGTATTATAAAACTGCTTTGAAATACGGAAGTTATTTAGGTTATACAGAACAAGATTTACCTCCTTACGAAAAAGCAACCGGTTCATCTTTAGAAGAAGGAGAAGAAGAGTACAGAAGAAAAATGCTTCCTAACAAAGTTAAAGGTATAGCAGATACTATTGATATCAAATCAACTCTAGAAAGACTAGCACCAGAAGTTTGGGGAGAGCCTAGTTTTGAAAAAGCTAAACAAAAATTTCTTACTTTTATTGAAGGAAGTAGAATGAACCCTGCGACTAAAAAGCAAATGTTATTCAACTTATCGACAATTAATACTAAAGGTAGATTAGATCAATACCTAGCAAACTCTCTATTAAACTTTGAAAAATTAGGAGTTAAGGAAGGAATGATTTCTGAAGGGTCTGGAATGTCTTTAAGAGATGCTATGAAGCAAGCTAAAGAAGAGAGCCGTAACGGATACGTTCAACACATAGAAGATAGTGGAGACGGTACTTTTAGTATTGCTGACTGGTACGATAGTGATAAAACAATTGCATCTTATGAAAATGGAGTTTTAATTAATGATAAAACTGATGAGTATGAATTAGATGAATTAGATATGACAGGTATTGCAGGTTCCGAAGATGAAGAAGAAGTAAGACAGGGAATGAAAGGAATCAACACCCCAAAGCATGAAACACTTTCAGAAGCTAAAAAAAGAGATATTGAAAAGCACATCAAAGAAATTGAAAAGATGGGTGAAGTAGCTGCTTGGGATCATAGAATTACCAAAGCTCAAGAAAAAATTGACGAACTTATGAATGAAATGACTATGACTGAGAGTGACCAAGTGGCTAAGTACGTTGATAAGGAAGCAGTAAAAGGACTTAAGAAAGATATTGCCTTATTAGAGAAGAAGAAAGCTCTATATGAAAAGCAAAAAGCTAGAGCAGCTAAGAGAATGAAGGATAAATCTATGATGGAAGATACCGTTCTTGAAGATAGTCCTGTATTAGAAGTAGATGCTACTAGTATGCCAACCACTGCAATGATGTTGCGGATGGCCGATAGCAATCCAGAGAAGTTCAAAGAATACGTTAAGCAAATGGATGCCGATCCTGCTTTTAAAACTCAGTTTATGAAAAAGCTAAGCCCTACTGAAAAAGAAGAGCTTACCAAGAAGATAGAAGCACATTCAAAAACTAAGACAGAATCTTGGAGTGGAATGGTTAGAGAGTTGATTACTAGAAAGAATTTAAGACTAAGATAATGGATAAGAGCTTACTTATTGAAACTATATCCTTTCAGCCAACACCTATGAAACTTTCAGAAGCTAAAGGTAGTACTGGCTTACCACTGGTAGAAGGTATTTTAGCTACCGCTCAAGTAAAAAACGGTAACGGAAGATACTACAGTAAAAAACTTTGGGATAGAGAAATCAACAAGTACATGGATTCTGTTAAACAAAATAGAGCGGTTGGTGAGTTAGATCACCCCGAATCTACAGTTATTAACTTAAAAAATGTATGTCATAACATTAAAGATATTTGGTGGGATGGCGATAACATTATGGGCAAGATTGAAATCTTACCTACACCCTCTGGAAATATCTTACAAGCCCTTATTAACTCCGGTATCACCGTTGGTGTATCATCTAGAGGAATGGGCTCAGTTAAACAAATGGGAGAAACATTAGAAGTTCAAGATGATTTTGATCTACTTTGCTGGGATTTTGTATCCACTCCATCTAATCCAGGATCTTGGATGATGCCTTTGTATGAAAGTTTAGATAAAACATTAAAAGATTACAATAAAGCTAATGAAATCATAAGAGAGATCTTATGTGCTCATGGTAGCTGTCCAATATTTTAACCCCTCTCGGGATAGTATCCCTTGATTGACCCTCCCTTAAAAAAGGAGGGTTTCTTATTTTTTGGTAAAAGTAAGTATATTTATATTTGTATGTGCTACGATTAATGTGGTACCAAAACGCTCTACAAAATAATTATTACGCTCTCATTAATAAGCGTATTTCCAAAAAAAAACTATTATTAGGAAAATGACAAACAGAGACTTGTTAAAAGAGGCTATTGCTGATGCAAAAGCTGTAAAGGAAGTCGCTATCACTAATGCAAAAGCTGCATTAGAGGAGGCTTTCACACCACATCTAAAAGAAATGTTCGAAAGAAAAATGATGAACATGGAAGAAGACGAAGACGAAATGAAAAACGAAGCTGAAGACGCTGAATTGACCGAAAACGAACTTGAAGAGCTTTTAAAAGAGCTTGAAGAGATCGAAGAGCCTGTAATGGAAGCTGAAGAAGAAACCGAAGAGGGAGAATCTGAAGAAGAAGAAGGCGAAGAAAAGGACGAAGAAGGCAAAAAAGAAGAAAAGGATGAAGTTGAAATCGATCTTGAAGACATGACTGAAGAGGACTTGAAGAAATTCATTGAAGAAGTGGTAGACGAAATGATCGAAGCTGGTGAATTAGAAGCCGGCCACGAAGGTATGGAAGACGAAGCTGGTGCTATGGAAGAGCCTGAAGAAGGCCCTGAAGAAATGCCTGCAGGAGACGAAATGCCAACTATGGAAGAAGCTAAGGGAGACCATGAAGAAAAAGAAACTGAAAAGATGAGACACATGGAAGAAGAATTAGCTGAAGCTATTGACACTATCAACACACTGAAGTCAGAATTGAATGAGATCAACTTATTAAATTCTAAACTTCTTTACACTAACAAAATTTTCAAGGCTAAAAACCTTACCGAAACTCAAAAAGTTAAAGTATTAACTGCTTTTGACAAAGCTGAGTCAGTAAAAGAAGTTAAGTTAGTATTCGAAACTCTAAATGAAGGCTTGGAAAAAGTCGCTAAGAAAGAGTTGGTAAGAGAAAGCAAAGGTTTTGCTTCAAAAACAATCGGATCTTCACCAAAACAGCCTGTGGTAGAAGTAAATCCGATATTCGAAAGAATGAAAAAACTTGCAGGCTTATAAAAAATAAAAATACTACACATTAATACAATGTCTAACGTACAACAATTACTCGAATCTGCTAACCCCTGGCAGAGTTTGCAATCTGACGCTGCCAGATTGTCAAAGAAATGGGGCGCTACCGGCCTTTTAGAAGGTATGGGCGGCGAAACTGAAAAGAACAACATGTCAATGATCCTTGAGAACCAAGCCAAGCAATTGGTTATTGAGCAATCTCAAACTGGAACTGGTGCTAGCTTTACAACTGGTACAGGTGAACAGTGGGCTGGTATCGCTCTTCCTTTGGTAAGAAAGGTATTTGGTCAGATCGCTGCTAAAGAATTCGTTTCAGTTCAGCCTATGAACCTTCCTTCAGGTCTAGTATTCTTCTTGGATTTCCAATACGGTACCACTAAGAATCCTTTCACTTCAGGTGACTCTATGTATGGTGCTTCTTCTGCTAACTTCGGTAACACCTCAAACGGTGGTCTATACGGAGCTGGTCGTTTCACCTACTCTACTAACCAATTCTCTTCTTCTGTAAGTTCTTCTGCTGCTAACTACGCTATCGCATCTGCTTCTTTTGCAGACGTTAACTTTAGCTCAGAATACTCTGCTTCTGTAGCCGGCGGTAGAATCCAGAAAGTAACTATCCCTACTGCTTCTATCTCTTCTGATTTAGATCCTTTAGCAGTTAGAGGTTTCGTAGCTAGCTCTGGCTCCTACACTGTTTCTACTTTGTTACAAGAGTTCACTACATTGAGCGGTAACGTAATCAACTTCTTCTTCACTGGTTCAGGTGCTAGCTACATTGCTGCTGCTACTTGGTTGGTAGAATACAACAAGTTGACTAAAGACAATGCAAGAGGCGACTTCGAAGCTGGTGCTTCTTACGCTGTTCCTAACGCTGAGTCTGCTTCTGAAATCGTTATCCCTCAGATCAACGTTCAGATGAGATCTGAAGCCATCGTTGCTAAAACCAAGAAATTGAAAGCACAATGGACTCCTGAATTCGCTCAAGATTTGAACGCTTACCATTCTTTGGATGCTGAAGCTGAATTGACTGCTGTTATGTCTGAGTACATTTCTTTGGAAATCGACTTAGAAATCTTAGATATGTTGATCGAATCAGCTGCTGCTGGTACCGAGTACTGGACTGCATTAAACAACGGTGTTTACAACGCTGCTAATGCTAACGGATTTGATTTCCCTTCAACTACTTCACAGACTGGCTTCTACAACACTCAAGGTCAATGGTTCCAAACTTTAGGAACTAAGATGCAGAAATTGTCTAACATCATCCACCAGAGAACTTTGCGTGGCGGTGCTAACTTCTGCGTTGTATCTCCAACAGTTGCTACTATCTTGGAAAGTATCCCAGGCTTCGCTTCTACTTCTAACGGTGACGTTACTGTAGCTAGCTATGCTTTCGGTGTACAGAAGATGGGTCAAATCAACAACAGATACACCATCTACAAGAACCCTTACATGAAGGAAAACACCATCTTGATGGGCTTCAAAGGTTCTCAGTTCTTGGAAACTGGTGCGGTATTCGCTCCTTACATTCCATTGATCATGACTCCTTTGGTGTACGATCCTGATACCTTCGTACCAAGAAAAGGTCTTTTGACTAGATACGCTAAGAAAATGGTTCGTCCTGAATTCTACGGTAAGATCTACGTAAGCGGCCTAAACAGCTTGTAATCTAAACCCTTAGATTAAACTTAAAGAAGAGCCTGGAGAAATCCAGGCTTTTTTTTTATATTCTATTTATAAGTAAATAAATTTATGGCAAGCGATCATCACAGCGCAGAAGTTTTCAAAGAAAAGAGAAGACCTAAAACTCCAATTAAGTTTGGAATCACCTTAAATGAAGAACAGAAGAAAGCAAAAGCAGAAATTCTACTTCACGATGTTACGGCCATTAAAGGCAAAGCCGGTTCCGGAAAAACGTTATTAGGAGTCCAGGTAGCCCTAGATATGCTATTTAACAAAGATATCGAGAAGATTATTATTGCTCGACCTTATGTAACAGCCGGTGAGGATATTGGACATCTACCAGGTAACGTAGATGAAAAACTATCCTACCTTACTTCCCCTATTTATAATATAATGTATGAACTCATTGGAAAAGAAAAAACTGATAAGTTAGTACAAGAAGGGGTTGTGACAGTATCTCCCTTCGGGTTCTTAAGAGGTAATACATTCACCAATTGCTTTGTTTTAATTGATGAGGCCCAAAATGCCTCTATGAGACAAACAGAGTTAATGATAGGCCGTCTAGGTATTAATTCTAAGATGGTATTTTGTGGGGATATGTCTCAATGTGACTTGAGAGATAAGAAAGATTCCGGGTTTGACTTCTTTTTAAAGTTGGAGTTAGAAGTTTCCGGAGTAAAGGTTGTAGCATTAAAACAAAACCATAGACATAAAGTCGTTGACCCAATACTAGATGTATTTACAACATACAGAAATTAATGCCACAAATAAGGACTATAGCAGTATCTGGGAGTGTACCTACAGTTAATCAATTAGCTCTAGGAGATATTGCTATTAATACAGTTGATGGAAAAGTGTTTGTTAAAAAG